CTTGTACCCGATGTTCTGTTTCCCGCCATTATTTTAGATTCCTTTAGGGTATTTATTCGTTTAGTGTATCTGTAGTTCTAGTCCCCGCAGGATAGGTGTTGTTTTATGTGGCCAGTCTGGGTGACTTCTTAATCTTATTACAATACCAAATGTTGGGTCTCTAACAATAGAATCTAAATTTTCTACAGTCCACGTATCTGTTACACCGCCGTAAATTTGTACAGGGTCTACAGTTCTTAGACATTTATTTTCACCTATTAATTCATTAATATAGGTAAGTTGAATAGTTTCATCAAAAATTCTACCTCCTCTATAGACACTAAATCTAAATGATATTCCAGAAATAGTAGTTGGTAAATTTTGAAAATTAAAATTAGTAGCCTGTAGATACCAAGTTTTCATTTTAATATCATTTTTTGGTTGCCTAGAAATATGTTGCAGTGGCTTATTAAGACTCACACCGTCTGTTACTGAGGTAAGAGAATTAAAGTTTTGATTCCATTCTATATGACTAGGATCTTCGGCATATTGTGTAACTGTAGAAGGGGTGGTCCAATAAGTGGTCATACCAGTATTTACCGTTATCAATTTATACCTACAAAACGAAAAAGGCTCCGAAGAGCCTTTTCTCAAAGTATTGCCTAATTAGGCGTTATCTACTTTAACACTTACATTTGCAGTAGGTGTGCCAAAAGTCCAACGAACTCTTGCTCCGTTAGCAAACTGTGTTCCTGTACCTCTTGTAACTACGGCTAAACGAGATGTTAGTTTAGTAACAAAGTATGTACCGCCTGCACTGTCAACAGCACGAATACTGCCTTCGCCGGCTGCGGTTGCAACTGAAGATTTTAATTGAACAATACCTGTGCGTGTACCGTCTGTTACTTTGTAACGATGTGAACCTACTTGTTTAATGATATCAACTGTAGTGGCAGAACCACCATTTAAGCGGGCTGTCATTAAAATAGCATTTTCTTGATTAGTTGCAGAACCAACAGCACCTGTATCTGTGTTTAATACGATTGTACCTGCTGGAGGTGTACCGCTACCAACTGTTACTGTGAATGTTTCTGCTCCAGTATAACCAGAACCTGCTGTAGCAATAGATGTTGAAGCATCAACTTGCCAGTTAACATCTGTTAAGAAAGAAGTAGCAGAGCCACTGCCTCCTGATTTAGTGAATGTAACACCTTGACCATTTCCGCTGAACGGAATGGTTACCAATGGTGTTGCCTGTGTTGTTACAGAGAATATAGCATTTGCACCGCTTACATCTGTAACTGTAACTTCTAATCCTGGAATACTTGCGTTAGTACCTTTCCAACCAACAGCCAAGTTTGTTTTACCTGCGGCTGTTGAAACACCTGCTACAGAGTAGCGAATTGATAAGCCAGCTTGTACACCACCTGGGATTGTAGGTGCTGGAAGTGCTAGACCTGATACAGGACCGGTTCTCCATGCACCAAGATTTGACCAGTTGATGCTGGCAATGCCTTCACCACCAATCTTGTCGTCGGCGTAGTTTCTATTTTCTGAATTTGGGCCACTGACCTGATAGCCACCAGTACCGATATTGCGGTTACCAAAATATTTTTTGTTTAAGGGACGTCCCATTTATTTTCTCCTTGTATTTAGACAGTTCTATTGCCTACGCGGCGGGAACCGCATAAACCCCCTCACGGAGCGAACAACTGTATTTAACAAAAAACCCGCCGAAGCGGGTTAATTGTTTCTCTTTTAGTAAGAATCTGTAACAGATTACTTGAAGCTTACTGTGTTAGAGTTGATGCTTACCTTACCTAGGTAGTCAGCAGCGTTACCTAAGCTAGAAGCTGTGTTTGTTAACTCAACATAGCCATAGCGTGTTAGGAAGCCAACTACTGGCTCGAATGTAGCTGGGTCTAGAACAACACCAGAGCTCATTAGAGGAATGTAAGGGCAGTAGAAAGCGGCAGCGTCAGCTTCGCTTGCACCCTTATAACCAATTAGAACTTGGTTGTCTTGGATAGACTGGCTACCACTGTCTGGTAGATATGCGTCTACATACACACGAAGACTTCCGTTTAGTGTACCAACAAACTTTGTGTTTGTAGGTGCTTCGAAAGTACCTTCTGTTGTACGAGCAAACGCACTTGTTGTTGCGCTCTGTAGAATTGTAAGAGCTTGGTTACTTACAACTGCCCAGTTAGCAGCACCACGACGGGTACGCTGAGCGATCAAGTTAGCAACACGGTTGATTTGAATAGCTAGAGCAGCGTGTTCATCACCAACGAATGTAGCTGTACCAGAAACTAGAGCTTGGTCATATGTTTCTTCAACAGTTGCTAGGCCACGTAGGCTAGCTAGGATTTCTTGGTCGATTTCAGCAGTAATTTCTTGTGCTAGAGCAGCCATGATTTCTGCTTCGATATCGATACCTTGTTGAGCTTGTGCATCTTGTGCAGCCTCGAATGTCCAACGAGCGGATAGCTTGCGGCTCTTGGCTTCGACAGGTGCCTTCAAGATTTGAATGCTCATACGCTTACCTGGTGTACCTTCTAGAGTAGAAGTTGCAGCAGCACGAGGTGTTGTTGCATTGTCGTTACCAGAATAAGCCTGTGCAATCTTGAATGGGCTTAGTGCTTCTTCGCCTGCGGATACTTCGTTAGAACCATCTGCATAACGAACACGTAGTGTGTGGATTTGACCAACAGGGCCAGTCATTGGCTGAACGCCGATGATTTCGTTAGCGATAACTGTTGGCATAACACGACGGATAACTGGAAGAATAACACGGTTAAGTGTTGCAATGTTACCTGCACTTGTTGCACCGCTTGTTGCGCTTTCGCCCAAATACTTGCGTGTGTTTTCTAGGCAAACTGCCATAGATGCTTTACGGGTACCGGATAGGCCTTCAAGCAGAGCGTCTTTGGTCTCTGACCATCTTTCATTTAATAATTGTGACATTTAATTTGTCTCCTTGAATGTAATTATTTTAGACCCGCTAATTTGCGGATATCTAAGATGTTATCTAAGCCTACCTCAGGCTTAACTTCACGATTTCCTGTTACTTCTGCACCTTCAGTAAGTACTGCTGCCTTTTTAGCAGGAGTCTTTCTTTGGCCTTCCATAACTGCTGGTAGGTATTTGTCGAAAGATTCATTAAGTTTCTGTGTCTGTACGGACTCTAGAAGTTCTTTCATGATTGCTTTCTTGTCAGCACTTAAAGGTGCTAGCAACTCAGCCATAACTTGTTTGCGTTCCATTAGATCTTTAGTAATGCGAATTTCGCGTTGTGTGGATTCTACTAGTTGCGCTTTTTCTGCTACGACTTGTTGTGCTTCGGCAAGCTCTTGATCTTTTCTTTGAATAATCTTTAACAATTTACTTGTTTCAGATTTTTCATTTAGATAAGAACCAGCGAACTCTTGTGCAAATGCTTCATAGATACGACGACCAAAATCGTTGTTACGAGCACCGTCAATATCTTCTTTCAATTGCTTGATTTCTGTTGTTAACTTGCGTGTAACTGTACCTTCAACGACCTTAGCGGCACGATGAATAAAGCTCTGCTTAATTTCTTCGAATTTACTCTTAGCTTCACGAACTAGGCGAACTTTAGTTTCGGCTAGGTCTTTCTTGTCTGTAGCAAACTCTTGAATTTCTTTGGCTAAAGCATGTACTACGAAATGCTCTAGTTTTTGGAAGTTCTCAGAGACTTTCTTGCGATCTCCCTGGAACTCAACTAACTCTTTGCCTAGTTGATTGATAACAAAACCTTCTAGCTTTTTAGCATCTTTGCTTACACCTTCTAGGTATCGAGCTTTTGCTTCAGCTAGTGCTTTCTTGTCAGCATACAATTCGGACATCTCGGCGGTTAAGCGATCTGCTAACATCTTGTCGATTGCTTCTACCATCATGCTCTTGTCATGTTGATATTTTTGTGCAAATTCTTCACGAAGTTCGGCAGTTACTAGGTCGCGAGTTTCTTGAATTTTGGCAGCAAGAGCAGCTTCGACAACTTGTTGTGTCTCAACTGTGATTACACCAGATTCAACTAACTGTTTGAATGCGTCCATTTAAATTTCTCCTCGGGCTTATTTTAGACCTTTAATAACATGCAAGAGTGCTTCTTGCAAGTATTTCTGGGCCTTTGGATCTTCTTTTACTTCGGTAGCGACCCTGAATGCTCTCATACCACCACGTGCGTTCATTAAATGTTCGTACACAGGAGTAGGATAAGCACCAGGTGCGCTGGGTTGAGCTACTATGTCCACCGTGATAATCTCGAAATCGGATACATGGCCGTTCATGTCGTTGACATTGCCACTACCACGAGAACTAACACCAAGTTTTACACCGCTTTCAAGCATAGTGCGGACTAAGTTTCCCATAGGTGTAGGAAGGATTTTCATCTTTCCGTACCCATTTGGACCTTCCATCCACATGTTTGTGATCATGTGGCTGACACGGTCTAAATTCACTTTTAAATCATCTGGATGGTCTACTTCGCCTAGAACACTATAACCGTTTTGAATTTGATCGTTTAAAGATTTAACAGCACGCTCAATTTCATCTACGGGGTAGATACGTTGATTGGCGTTGCGAATTCCACCTTGGATGGCAATTCCCTTTAGGTAAAGATTCTTGCCGTCCTTATCATCAGACTCAAGCACTGCTTGAGCCTGATCAAAACTTAAATGTTCGCGTAGATAGGATATTTTATGCATCCAGTTTCTCTAATTAAGCGTTACGGTTAGGAGCGCCGTTTAGTGGGCTAGGTGTGTTGTGTACGCTAGTTTGACCAGCCTTGTCACCACTACCAGAACCTACAGGACCTGCGTTCTTGTTGTTACCTGGATAACCAGAACCTTGTTTTGCTAATGTCTTAACGCCAGACTTCTTACCGTCGACATTGTTTAGACCGCTAGCAAACTTCTCACCGCTTACTTGTGCAATACCTTTGTTTAGGCTGTCAGGACGATCACCTGTGTTCTTGCCTTTACCAGTTGCGCTATCGCCTAGGATGTTACCTGCTGTTGCGCCTGTTGTTGGCTTGCCTTTACCAGAGCTAACTGGGCTCTTAGTATTGCTTACACTTGTTTGACCTGCTTTGTCGCCTG